GTAGGCAGTGCGAGTTGTGTCGCCGCCGCCCGAACGCCAAATGGATTGGGTGGTAGAAAGAGCCATGTTTTCCCTCATGCGGTTAGGTACGTTAGTCTGCATGAAGTCAGCCGGGACTGTCTAACGCACCGGGTAACCCGGATTGAGAGTTTTATACTAGGTAGCAGGGGGAGAGTCAAGTAACTTGTTGGACTTACGGAGGTTTTCTTCCTGCGTAATGATCCTTAAATTTGCCAAGACATGAAGCCCGCATATTTCTTTCCCATGAAGCGGATAATCATGGTCAACCACATACTTCACCCCAGTTAGTTTGGTCAGCTTCATCGCCTGCAAGTACAGCTTTCGGATTGCCAACTTCTCTTCTTTAGTCACCCACTTGGGCGTAGCGTTGCGGTGGCGGCGCTTGCGAATGCTAACCAAAGCTTTGTACAGATCTGGATTGGCCTCTTTGTACTTTCGCTTGTATTGAGTCACTTCTTCTTTAGGCCGAGCGTTTGCCCTAGCTTTAACCGTCTCCCTATTCTTTTCGTAGTACCGACGGCCAGCGGCTTTGGCGGCCTCTGACTTAGGCTTCTCCGCGCGCTTCTTATTATCAATTGCCCAGTCTTCTTTCATGCATTCAACGCAAGATCCTTTGGTTTTGCGTAACGCTACATGCCCACGCGAGCAAGGTTTGCCCGTGTAGTAGAACTTGGCGCCCGTTTGCTTAGCAGTTGTGCGGTCTTGTGGATATTGAGAGTAGTCCATTTCTTCCTCCTGTTATACGACACGAGGAATCATACACTAAATAAAAACCCCGCGCAAGGCGGGGTTCTCAATCGCGTAAGTGATTGATTTTACTGCATTAAGCACCAGGTGAACCAAACATTCCGAGCGGATCTGACCACCCAAAGCTGTAGCGCTCACGTGCTTTGTAGCGTACATTCCCTGTATCGAAATCCCCGTCCATTGACTGAGCCAGCGGGGTACGCACAAAGTGCTTCATGCCGTTGGGTACGTCAGTGGTCAGATACCAGGCGTTGATGTCAGTCAAGAAGTGGTTGATCGTATGACCTTCTGGGATCGAACCGTTGCTCTTGATTGCGTTCACGTCGTTGTCGTTAGTGCCAACACGCAGTTCTGTTTCCAGCAGGCGGGTTGCCACGAACTGCAATGCAGGCGGGACAATCAACTTGCGGGGTTTAGCTGCGATCAGCAGACCACGTTCGTCAGTCCAGGCAGCGATCTGAATTACAGCGTTTTCCAACGATGTTTCATTCAGGTCTGCCGGGGTTGACGGAGTGTTGCTGTTGGTACCACCAGATACCAGCGGGTGTGAAGCACTAAACAGAGCAACACCATCACCACCCGGATAGGATGCTGAGAAGCCGTTGTTCAGTACTGCTGCCGCTTTGACCTGCTTGGTATACGACATAGCACGAGCCAGCGCCTTGGTATAACGAGCCGACAGGCTGTCATACAGGTTATCTTCGATGGCCTCTTCGGTCAGCGAGAAACCCAGTGCGATGGTTTCGTGGTTGTAGCGAGCAGTCCAAGCTTCCTGACCGTTGTCGTACGAGATCGCAGAACCTTCGTTCTTGACCGGTGCGGCACTAAAGCCAGACAGTTTGGTTTCCTCTTCAAAGGAACGCTCTGAGGTCTCTGTTTCGTAGATCTCTTTGTGTTCCTCACCGTAACGCTCATACTCCATGCCAAACAAGGCGTTCAGGCCAGGGAGTAGCTCTTTCAGTAGTTGTGCGCGTGAAATAGCCATGTTTTACTCCTTAAACGCCAACTGGGTTGTTGTACTGATGGCCACCAGTGACGGTCACAGTAGTCGTAACTACGTTCGTCGAGGTGTTCAGCGTGGAAGCCGCAACCATGTAGGGCGCATTGAATTTGCAAATAAACTCGCAGAAACTACCAGTCGAGTTGGCCGTATCCGGCACAACGTCAATGATACGAATCGGCAGCGATGCGGTAGTAGCTACCGAACCACCGTTAATTGCAACAGCAGAGTCACCCGTAGTAGTCGAGCCGTCGTTTTGAACCAGCGGTGCGTTCGAGCCAACAACAGTCTGTGCATAGAAAGCCACGACGGTTGTGCCAGAAACAGCAGCCACCTTAAACAAAACATCAGGATCGTCCACAACATAAGCGTAGGCGTCAGTGGCAACGGTGTTAGCCGGCCAGTACTGAGCTTGCAGCTTCTGCTTGGTTGTGGGATTGGTATACGTGCAGCCCACGAAAACGCCAACAGGGGTTGCAGTAGAAGTACCAGTGTCCTTCTCAACAGTACCAGATGACACTAGCTTAACTACATCGCCGTAGAAAATGTTCGTGTTGTATTCACTAGCAATTTTCATTAGACGAGTAGAGCCAGCGTACACCTGACCGCCGATCAGGTTCACCGGACGTAGGCCGTAAGGGGCCGATACAGTCGGATATGCCATGTCTTACTCCAAAAAAGTGTTAGCCCATCTTGGAAACCGAAGACTTCGATTCCTTAAAGAGAGGCATCCGTGGGTCATTTTGACGCATCAGATTATTGTCCACTGCCGTAAGTTGGCCGTCAGCCTGCTTCTGATAGTAAGCATTACGCTGTTCAACAAACTCAATCGGCGTCTTGCAGAGCAATAATCCACCGACCTCAACGCTGTCTTTAAATCGACTGTCGGGGTCTACCATCAATTGAAACTGGGGTTGCTCTTCCAACTTCACCGGCTCCCAACCCTCGCGCTGCTTAGAGGCGATGTTGCGAGCATCAGCTGTGTTCAAAGTAGAAACCCTAATCCATCTGTACGCAAAACCTGGCTGCTTGTCCGGTTCCGGTAAAAGTTCCGGTGGCGCCCACGCTTTGGGACGCTCTGCCATGGTTCTCGTTTCAATACTACGTGGTGTTTTATCAGCCATTTGTGGCCTCCAATTTTCGCATTTCACGGATGTAAGCTTCGGGGGTAATACCCAATTTCTTGATTGTGTTTACCGTAGACTGTTTTAACTTGACCTTTTTGGAGGCCGTCGTGCGAGTCGCAGGAGCTACAACCGTTGCTGCCTTCTCTGTACGCTGTCTGTTTGTGGACTGCGTTTCCTGTTGCTCTGGAAATGCCTCTGGGAAGCGCCGACGCATGGTGTCATCGACCTTCTGCCAGTACTCATCCGTTGACGGGTAGCTCTGACCGTATTCCGCTACAAGCTTTTGGTGTAAGCCCAGCGCCAAACTGGTCATCTCAGGGTCTTTCCCAAACCACTGATTGCGCTCTTGCCACGCAACCATCTTTGGGTCAGGACGTGCTACCGGCACTTCTGGCTGGCGTTGTACCTCAACTTCCTCTTGTTGTAAAGCAGGCACGTATTCGTTGGCACGACGAACTTTGTACTGCGCGTCGTTCAACCGCTCCTGAGCATCCACCAGCTTGTCAGGATCGCCCATGTCATAGGCTTCCTTGTAAGCCCGCTTTGCCGCATCCAACTCCAGCTCAGCCGCGCTTTTGTACGTATTAATGAAGCTCTGCTCACCTCGGCTTAGTCGGCCTTTGAGAGCATTGTTTTCCTCAAGGACTTTCTTGGCATAAGCGATCGCTTCCTGCTGCTCCCGCAACGCCTGCTCTTTCTCTCGGCGCTCGTCATGCCAGACCTTTTTCATCTGCTTCAGCTTGGTCTTGACGTTCTCGGAATATTCTTCCAACTCGTCCTTGTCCAGCTGATCAACAATATCTTTGGGCAACGGCTCCCGGCCACGATCGGGCGGCGGGGTATCGTCCTCTATCTCAATCTCGAATTCCTCTTCCTGATCAGCAGCCTCCGCCTTGGCTTGCTTCTCATCAGGAAACTCAAATTCATCCATCTGCATTTGACCTGCCATCATGTTTCTCCTTTACTAAGCCCGACTGATGCCGCGAGGATCCTGAACCACGGCCTCCACGCAATCGTCGTTGATCAACCTGAACTCGGTGCCATGAATCTTTAGCCGGGTTCCAGTGTTAGGACGGGCGAGAATAAAATCCCCTTCCTTACACCACGGTCCGTTGGGAAACCGCTTTTCATCTTGGTAGCAGTCTGGTCCCATCTTTACGACAAAAAACACTGTAGCCAGTACTTGCTCATAGTGGATGGTTGAATCCGCTTTAAGCAGCCCGCTTTCAAATTTGTCTTCCTTCTCTGGCAGCGTTACCAGAATGTGGTAACCCGTCGGATCTGGAAGTTGTTTCGCTTTCTCCTCTGCGGTTTGTGGCAGAGTGGATACTTCACCGCTTTCTGTAGCGATGGCGATTTCAGTCATCGGAAAACTCCATTTGTTTTGCTAAATCAAGAATAAAACCCTCGGCCATAGAAAGACCTCGGATTTCCCCGCAGAGCTTTTGGTACTCTGCATAGTCCTTAGCCGCGTTTGTGGACACGGCCTCAACTATCTGTTGTCGCTTTAGACGTATCTGCTCAAGCAGTATCTCTAGCGTTTTTTCCATACATTACTCCTTGCCTTTTGTCGGCCTTGGTAACTGTGGACGATTCGTGCCAACCTGATCCTTGGCAATTTGAGAGCCAATCTTCACGCCCTCTAACTCCATGCGCGCCTCAAGATCCGCCTTATCTTTGGCAGTCTTGGCGCCAACCTGCATACCAGCAATCTCTTTCTGCGCCTCAATCCGCTCTTCCTCAATGCGAATGCGATCGGCCTTCTCAGCCGTCTCAATCGCCAGCTTCTGCTTCTTAAGCTCCAGTTCCTGCTGTTTTAGTTGCAACTCTTGTTGCTGCATCTGGACAATAGGATCTTGCGCTGCCTGCTGAGCCTGCTGTTGCTGCGCTTCGGCCTGATCCTT